TTTATCGGCAACTACAAGGTCGGTTCTGCAGCGATCGTTGATGCTGGTAACAAGCGCCCAGGTCTCGGCGAAGCGTTCCTGCTGGACCTCAGCGCAGAAACGATGAAGTTCAAACAACTTGCCCCGCTTGCAAAAATGAACCTGGCGGTAGTGACTACGGCGCTCGAATTCTTGCTGCTCATGTACGGAGCACTGTTTATTTACGCCCCCCGCTTCAATGGCGTCATGAAGAACGTTGGTCATTGATATCAGTTAGTTAGATTCGTTTAGGGCACCGTTTATACGGTGCCCTTTTCTTTGCTTTGTTTTGGCACATTATATGTATAAATACTTTATGGGCGCTAACTGCTCGTGGAGTTTTTGTGTTTATATACTTAATAAAAAACAACTTAAACAATAAGTATTATGTTGGCCAAACTACTCAAAGCAGAGTTGAGCGACGTTGGCAGTCACATTGTCACCTTAAAAAGAATCTTAAAAATCCGCCTTTAATAAGTTTAGCGATTTCAAAATATGGTAAAGAGAATTTCACTTTTACTGTTATTGCAGTATGTTCTTCTCAAAGCGAACTAGATGAACTAGAGAAAAAATATATTAATGAATATAATTCTTTAGCACCCAATGGCTACAATTTAATGGATGGTGGAGTTACTGGGTGTGTTTTTAATGATGAAACTCTACAAAAAATGTCAAAAGCAAAACTTGGTAAAAGTTTATCTAAAGAAACCAAGAAAAAAATGTCAGACTCTCATAAGAGTCGTTGCATTGTAGATAGTTTGAGTAAACAAAGGTCAAATCAAACAAAGGAAGCCTGGAAAGATCCGGCTTACAGAGATAAAATCTCTAGTGGCCAGCATAAAAGATGGCAATCTGAGGACAACAGAATTGTGGCCTCTATAAAAGCTAAAGAAATAATGACAGACTCTCATAAGAGTTTAATATCTGATAAAGTAAAAGAAGCACTTCTCAGGCCTGAGACTAAAGCAAAACTACAAGCCGCCCATAAGCGTCAGCAAAAAAGAATCGTAGACGATCTCGGAAACCAGTTTGAATCCATTAAATCCGCTGCTGAATTTCATAAATTAAATGGGACTTCGGCAATAATAAAGCAAATAAAAGGAATTTATAAGACGGCGGGCGGTCGTACTTTTAAGTATTTAGATCAATCGCTCGTTCCCGCACTAGATTCTCGCCCCACAGTTTATCTCGTCTCCGGCGTCTCCGGCTCAGGCAAGTCCTGGGTGTGCGAGCAGTTATTGGATAAATTCACCTACGTATCTTACGATAAGAACTCTAAGTCTAAGCACCTCGAGCTTCTGAAACAGTCGTCTGGTAAACCTAAACTATACGACCCACCTATAAAAATATCCACCTTCATAAGGCGACACTCGGATATGTTCAACATCCGCCCGGTGTTCATCATCGAGGAGGAATCCGTCATACGAGCTAGACTTATGCAAAGAGGTGGAGTTTTTACAGACTCCGCCACGAAGAGGATTAGCGCGATAAGAAGCCGCAGCAAGAAATACGGCATATTCTCGGGTACTTCTAGCCAAGTATTGGCCTACCTGCAAACTATTGACATCTAAGTATAAATCATCCCAGTATTTATCAAGGGGAATAGATGTTAGGTGACAAGACTATATATGCCTTAAACAGCGCCGCCGTCGGCGATCTCATCGCGGCCGCACCTTCGGTGAAGTATGCCATCCAGCATTTTCATCGTATCGCTGATTACCGGGTCGCAGTCTTTTCAGACTTCCGCGAGATATTTCACTTCGTGCCCGATGATAAACTAATCAATTACGACGACAAGTATCCACCAGATTTTGCCATCCGCTACCTGAATCCACCAGGACCCGGCGGCAAGGTGTGTAAGCTCACTCCATCAAGGATGAAGCTCACGCACTACGGTTCAATAAACCTGTTAGCTCGGGTGTTGTCGGATGATATCCTTAGATACATTCCGTTAAGGCCAGTAGACATCTCTCGTTACGGCATAGATTTCTCTAAATCAGTAATAATCATAACCACCTACCGTGATAAGCAGCGTACTATTCTACCCTCTGAGATTCTCAAGATAGCCGAGTACGTTGCCTCTAAGGGGCTGACTCCAATTTACGTTGGTCGTCGGGGTGCAATGAGTATCTGGAAGAATAACTTAGCTATCTCGGATTTCGACTACCCTGGTTTTGGCGTGGATCTTCGAGATCAGACTTCGTTGAGCGAGCTCGCCGCTATCATGGGGCAAGCTCGCGCGATCGTCGGCATGGATAGTGGTCCCGTGCACCTAGCGTTCACCACCGGTGTTCCGGTGGTTTGCGGCTTTACGACCGTTAACTCGGTAAATCGCATACCCTATAGGGGTTTAGCTAAAACAGCTCCGGTGATCCCGAACTTACCATGCAATTTTTGCGAATCAGATTGGTCACTTAACTTCTGGAACTTCAATAAATGCCCCAGAGGATTAGAGCTTGCGGAATGCGTAACCAAGATGACCAGCGAGAAGTTTATCGCAGCTTTAGAAGATGTAGGTGCATTTAAGTCGTGAAGCACAACTTCCGAAATGTTTAACTTCGGAAATTGGTATAATGACAACAGTTTAACCATGGAGAGCCTAGATGGCAAGAGCGATAAATATCACCACTGGTGCAACCCGCACGTCCGAAGTTGGTCTAGTTTACCAAGAGATTAAATCTGGATCAGGTCTAACCACGTTCGAGATCCCTAAGTACTGTGCAGTTCGTATCAGGTCGACCACGGCTGGTTTAACCGTATCGTTGGATTCACTGCTAGCCGCAACCATGGACTCTGCAGAGATCCTGATCCTTAACGTAGGTCGCGGCACAAATTCAGATCACAAAGATACCGTGACCCTGACTGTTAGCGGTAATTGCTATATTCAGCTCGGTGTCGAGATTGATAGGCCATAAGATGAACGATCTAAAGTCTTTTAAAGAGCTATTGCTGCGCAAAACAGACGACGAGTCGCTGCGCACGCTCATCAAGATGGCGGCAGACGAAGTTCTGGCTGATCAGTTGTTAGAATCTCTTCAGAAGATGGCGACTAATCGCAGTGCGGGATCGCATGCAAACCTAGCTATCCGAGATTTCGGCACCGAGATGGATCCAGAACTAGAACCATCCATGATCAGAGAGGCACTGGGTCATCATGCTTCACGATACAAGGCTGCTCTTGGATCTGGAGACAGCAAGACCGCCAACGATCACGCTTCGCAGTTCTTCAAGATATTAGATATGATCCACAAGGTGCAACCACATTCTCACGGTAAGCTTCAGGCCGAGACAGTTGACGTGAAGCCATGGGAGCGCACGCATGGTTCTAGATCTGAGACGTTCGCTCAGCGTATGGCGCGCGATCCCGAGTATGCTAAAGATAATCCGGTAACACGAGGCAAGAAACTACCGCATCAATTTGTTAACGATACGGTTGGTTTCTCATTTCAACCCAAAGGCAACGATTGGTCATTTCTACAAAATGATCCTCACGCCGCGTATTCTGCCGAGACCACTAAGCATGGTCATGTGGGTCCATATCCGATGGAGCACACCAAGATTAACGGCAAGTTTATTCCTATTGAAGACATAGAGAACGTGCACGACGGCAAGAAGAACCATCCCTTTGATCAGCATCCAATTCTTCAGCATTACTCTGAATCAGTGAAGTCTCGAACACCCGAACGCGAAAATCAATACCTCAACGAACGCGATGCCTATATGTCATCTCCCCATATTGGCCATCATCTAGAACATCAGCAAGACCTGATATCATCTGGTCAGCGTGAGTCTCGCGGACTACAGCCAGGACCCGCGGTTCACGCTGGAAGCAAGAGGGCCGAGATACCGCAATCAACAAGTAAGGGTTCCCCATTGCCTGAGCATCTTGGTCAATTCGCAAAACCTGCAGCAGAGAATCCAGTTGTAGTTCGGCGGCCCAAGACAGAACCAGCATCAGCTGCGGTAGAAGATGCTAAATCAAAGTTACCATCTCATCTACACGATTTATTAGATTCGCTTAAATAAGGATTACCCGGTATGCCAAAGGGTATCATCAAAACACCAGCACAAGAGAAGAAGTGGAAAGATGCAAAAGCTTCTGCTGCTAAGCAGGGGCAATCTGGAAACTGGGCGTATGTTATGGGTGTTTTTAAGCAGATGGGCGGGATGTCCAAGGTTGATGGTGAGGACAAGAACGTTCTAATTGAACGTGCTCTTTCTGCTCAAGGAAAAAAAACAGCGATACCGCATGAAGCTCATCAGGTACTGCATTCCTGGTGGCGGGAAAATAAAGATAAACTGGTGTCGCCGAAGCAGAAGCAAAACATATCTGACGTCAGGGCTTCTAAAGAACCTCGCGCTAGCATGAAGCTTGTCAAGAACAAAAAATATCTCGATGAGATGTACGCTGGTCTTTCTGCCATTCGCAATCAGGTAGCTGAAGACCTAAACAAGGCAGACGATAAGAAGCGCGTCTCTAAATTCGCGGACTGGCAACAACACCCAGATCACTCTCCGGAAGAGCTGTCTCAGATACAAAAACTCGTTGATGATGGCTACCATCCTCGAGAGGCAGCGCATTTGATATCAAATACCGGTGTTGGTCGCGGAGAGTATCGTAGTTTTGACAAAGCTAAACACTCAACCGTAAGACCCACGATGCTATCTGATAAGGTTCTTTCTGAGTTAAAAGACATCGCGCGTCAACGTCTTGAGCAGTACGAAGCTCACGCTGGCAAGGGCGCGCAACCCGAGCAGCAACCTGTGAAATACGCCGCGCATCAGATGAAGATGACACACGGGGAGAAGACAGCAAACTACCACAAAGCCTATACTGACTTTTTGGCATCAGATGATTTGAAAGGTCTGTCTCCACTTGAACGTCACAAAAAGATCCAGAGTTGGAAATCAGAATGGAAGAACAGCAACCCGGATTACGAGAAGTCATTGGTTGATGTTGCGAACATTGGATCAAAATACAAAGAAGCCGAGGAAGCCCGCAAGCAGCACGTTGAGGAGATAAAACATCATCTCGTCCACGGAGGCGCACCCATAGAATCTGCCACCGGAGAAGATGACGTCGAGACGAGTGCGCCAATGTCAGCCAGAGCTATCTCGGAGCACATGGGACTCGGCGGCGAAGACGAGGACGAAGGTCAAAAGATATCTGCTCAACGGGATCCGTCTACCAGGTTCTCGTCGTCTCACAGGCGCTTCGTTGAGTCCGTCCTTAAGCCCGAAGTCGATAAGCCAAAAACCCCCGCTACCCAGACACCTACTCCAAAACCAGAAGCCTCAACAGCTCCACAGCCGGCTGCACCAGCGCCAAAAACGATCATACGTCGAATGGCAAAACCAGATCAGCTAGACAGGCTAAAGGGCACTGACGCCGCCAAGATGGCGCTTCAAACCAAGAAAGCACCGTAATGAGCATAACCAACTCTCCCTTAAACCCGCCGTTTCCGTTCATGAACAGTGCTCAGGAGCAGCCGTCTGTTACCCGCTATCTACCGCTCCCAACGCCTCAGACACTTAAAGACACCAGTTTGTTTGGTATCCCGTTAAAGTCTGCGCTGACCGGCCAGACGATGTCTGATGAGACCATCAACCATTACATAATCAAGGCTGTTTCACAGCTCGAGCACGAACTGAACATCTTCATCACGCCGGTGGACTTTGATGAAAGGCACGACTACGACCGAGAGATATGGACCCAGCAGTACGCTTGGGTAAAGCTTAATAACGCACCGATCCTCAACGTACAATCGGTGCAGTTAAGCTTCGGCAACGGCACGCCGCTGCCACCGCTGGTAGAGTTTCCGCTCGAGTTTGTCTACGTCAACGGGCAGGAAGGCGCTGTCCGCTTGGTCCCGGTTTTGGGGACGGCAACGTCAGGCTTCGTGCTATCGTCGTTTGCGGGTTCGCAGTGGATGGCTTTGATCGCCATGGGCGTCTTCAATTTCCCCGGTGCCGTGCGCGTGCAGTATCGCGCTGGTTTCGAGTCTGACAAGGTTCCAGCAATGATCTCTGGTCTAGTCGAGAAGATGGCAGCGCTGATGGTTTTGAGCGCAATTGGGCACTTGATATTCCCGTACAGCTCGATCGGGATCGGCCTCGACGGTGCGTCACAAAGTGTCGGTACTCCGGGCGTACAGTTTCTCACTGGAAGAATAGCGGACCTTAAAGAGCAGGTACAACAAGAGCTAGATGCGGCGCGCAACTACTACCTGAAAAAGTTCATCATAGACGTGTTTTGAGAAGTGATAACAATGACTTGCGGAATATACAAAATCACGAACATAGTAAACGACAAGATCTATATTGGATCAAGTAAGCATATAGAGTCTAGATGGTCGTGTCATTTATCTGATTTAAGAAGAAATGATCATCACAGCAAACATCTGCAAAGAGCAGCAGATAAATACGACATATCTGTTTTTAAGTTTGAGATTTTACAAGAAACCAAAGAAGAAGAACTAATTAAAGTCGAGCAAGAATACTTAGATAAATTAAGACCTTATGATAAAAATATAGGATATAATATTTCTGATAAAGCGGAAAGAATTTCTGGTGAAGCGCTTAAAAAGTGTTTTACTATAGAGATTAGAGAGAAAATTTCTAATTCTATGAAAAATTCTAAAGCATTCAAAGAGTCTCACAATACCAAAGAATATAAAGCCGAATCCTCAGAAAGAGCCAAACAACAATGGCAAGATCCAGATATTCGCGCCAAGATGATGGATAGTTTGAACTCAGAAGAAAGCAGGGCAAAAAAATCAGCTGCAGCTAAAAGAATATCTTTAGATCCAGAATTTAAACGTAAACACCGCGAAGGTATTGAGAAATCGTTTACGCCGGAGCGTAGAGCAAATTTGTCAAAATACGCAAAAGAATATTTCTCTGCTCCTGAAAACAGACATAAACAGTGCCTAAATTCACCACACAGAAAACAAATTATGTGTAAAGAAACTGGAGTTGTTTACGACTCTGTGGCTTGCGCAGCTAAAGATATAGGTGTTTCTTCAAAATCCATTAGATCAGCAACACAGCCCGGTAGGACCTGCAGGGGCCTAACGTTTGAATACATTGAGAAGTGATAACAATGACACAAATATTACATAAAAAGAAATGGCTTAACGTAAGGGACATCGAGAAGTGCGATGATGGTTATGCCTATCAGATAGAGGGTGTCAAGGGAAAGGTCTACGACCGCGACGTCGACGACATCCGGCTCTCTAAGGAAGAGATTCACGAGATAACCAATCCAGATGGCTCTATCACTCGTGGTCCCGGTAAAGAGCCGCTTCGTAAACCACTCAAGAAGTCTCTGATAGAGCGCTGGGAACTACTTAAAGCCGAGATCGATCATTCCAAGGCTTTCCTCGACGCCGTAGACGACGGCGGCAACCAAGACCAAGACCAAGAACAGGACCAAGACCCAAAGCAACCAGATGAGGATGCGCAGCAGTCTCAGATAGAAGATCCAGATGCAAATGACAAGTCAGATGCCATACCGCCAGAAGCATTATCGAGAGATGGTAGCAGTAAAGATGCTGATGACGCTGATGGCACTCAAGATGCTTCAGTCTCAGGCGATCAAGGTGATTCCTACGACGAGGAGAAGTTGATAGATCTTCTCCGTCAGGACGGATACTCTGACTCAGAGATCGCTTACGTCGTGCATGGTCATGTTCCAGGTTCTCAGCAACCAGAAGCCAAAGCCGCTGATATAGAAAATCAACGCGACCAGGAAAAGCACGACCACAAGATGGACAGGATGAGGGGTGAATCGGAGATCCAGACCGACCACGCTAAGCGAATGGCAGATCTAGAGTATGAGCATGCTAAGCACGAGAAGGCGTTAAGATTAAAGCATCTTGAAGAAGAACTCAAGACGAAACTAGAACATTTAAAGAACAAAGGCAAGCAAGATGGAAAAGCTGATTAAAAGCTCTAACGGACAGTGGACGCTTAGCAAAGCGGCACCCAAACTGGATCATGGTCATTCTGTATTCACCATGAACCACGTCAACGAAGTGTCAAAGATGAAGGATCACGGTAAGGCAAAGGAATATGCGCACAATATCGTGGATAGCTCTAGTGCTCAGCCACACAACAAGTCGTCCATCAAGCACATGATCGATAAGTCTAAGAGTGCTCAGAATCTTGCTTTGGGTATGTCAAACCACGTTCTCGCCCATCCTTCCGAGGGACTAAAGGTCGTAAAAGGCGAGACGCCTGACATGCCGACGCCGAGTAACCCGCGCAAGGGAGGCGAAGGTGTCAACGAGATGGCTAAGGACGATGATTCGGAGATGATGTTCTCTCAACTAGAATCAATCTCTCATCATCTAAACGAGATACGCAAGTCTATGAAATCATCCGAAGATTCGCCTGATTGGGTTAAAGCTAAGATCACCGAAGCTGCTAAGCAGCTTTCAGACGTTGCTCATTATATTCAAGGTCAGAAACTATGAACAAACCCGCTACTAAAGATCTTAAAATCGTGCAAATAATTTCGCGACCATAAGGTGCAAAGTGAACAACGTTTTAAATAAGGGATCGGTAAAAAGTGATGCTGTCAAATGCAGTGGATCTAACTGCAATAAGTTGATTAGTAAATATAAATCAGTACCGATCGCCAACATCATTAAAGAAAAGGATACTGGAAAGTCCAGGTTTCTGAGTACTAGAAAATGGCTTTGTGACGATTGTTTCGCTGAGCAGTCTAAGGTAAATAAGACCGATGGAGCTAAGAGTCCGCCAACTGACGTGAACACCATTGCTGCACGTCACGGCGGGGTTATTCCCGAGGGTCACCCAGATCGTGCGATGATGACTGCTCATATCAACCATCTGCATTCCACCGGTAACAAGGGTGAAGCTCTGCGTCTGTATCAGCGTTACATCTCGGGATCTAGTACTGATTACACAGCCGGACTAAAGAAAAGCGATGTATATTTCGAATCTTATTCAGATGGCACGCTGGACGTGGTTTTTGACGAAGATGTTTCAGAAACCTTAGAAAAAGCTATCGTAAACTATCTAAATTATTGCGATTACGAAGAAATCCTGGACAAGGGTTTAAAAGCAGAACATAAATCCCCTAGGGGCGGCATGACCGCGGCTGGTGTAAAAGCTTATCGTCGGGAGAATCCTGATTCTAAGTTGCAAACCGCAGTAGGTGAGAAGAACCCTAAGGGTAAACGAGCCAAGCGCCGTAGATCATTTTGCGCTAGGATGGGCGGTGTTAAAGGGCCAATGAAAGACAAGCACGGAAAGCCCACCAGAAAAGCTTTAGCGCTCAGGAGATGGAGATGCTGAAAGAACTGCTGAAATCGTTGTATAAATCAAAGCCAGAGCTAGTGGAAGAACACAGGCGTCTTGTAGATACGCTTCGCAGTGGTTCAAGGCCAGAGCAATTAAAGGAAGCTGGTCGTCAGCTAAAAGAACTTAAAGAAATGGTTAAGAAGGATGGCAGATGCTGGGATGGTTATAAACCTACGCCCGGCAAGAAACCATACGAAAAAGATTCGTGTGAACCCATCAACAAGCAGGATGTTCTCACTTTTGAAAAGCAAGATTTACCTAAGTCATGGAAAATAAAGATTAAAAAAGAGCCCGGATACCATGATGTGAAAGACGTGCTCGATATGGGTTCTCAGCAACATAATTCCTACGCATTGAATGATGGCCGCATCATATCTCATGATCAGGTAGAAGATCTTGATATTTCTGGTAAAAAACCACAAGACACGAAGAAAACAGAGGAAGGGTTCGACCAGATAAAAGCTAGACATACCGCCAAAACAGACTCAACCGGCGATCATCTTACGGTGTTGAAAGAAAAGATGATACCTAAAATAGATAAACCACTAAATCAAAAGATAAAAGAGATCAAAGAGAAGCACGCCGACAAGCCGGCACCAACAGATAAAGAGCGTATTGCCGCCATAAAAGAGAAGTACTCTAGCATGTTGCAAAAAACGCCTACAGATATCGATATCCAGCGTATAGCTAGAGAAGTTGCGGTTCGACAACCGACTGACCGTGAGCTTGAGTTATTATTAGACTATCAGAGTAAGATCGCTCAAAATTTTAACTCTGTATCTATTGGCGATAGAGAAGAAGACACGGGATATTAAGATGCTAGAGAGGTATTGGAAAGAAGTACCGACTCAGTCATTCGTAGTCAATGGCACAACGAACGGCATCGTCACCCTATCGTCTACTTCGCCTTATAAGTTGCAGCAACTTGTCGTTGTTCTTAGTCCAAGTCTGCCATCTATCGCGGCAGAGGTGAAAGCTATATTCTCAGACACGCAGATGGCGATCGGTCCACAGGGCACTAACCCAAACATGCGGATCGACTTGTCGTCCTATGACACTAGTGCAACCATCAGTGCGCCGGAGCAACCAAGACCAGCAGTTCCTACCCAAGATATCGAGCGTTTTACGTACGAAGAAGCACCGATCGTTGCGCGTCGCGTCGTTCCCGTCGATGATTCTGGAAACGTGCTGAAGTTCGTAAAGAATCCCGGTTCGCAATCTAAGAGCATGGGCGTAGCCGTCGATAATCTTAATTTCACCCCGTTCAGCGAGGCTAAGGTATCGGATTCGCTACAAGGTGCTGCGCAGGGACAGAATATCATCGTGACAGGAACGGTTGCAACGCAGGCACTCGGCGGACCATCTAGCCTTGTCAACCGCAAGGGGATATTCATCATGCCCATAGATGTAAATCTGTATATGGGTTTCAATCATACTGTAACTTCGGCCAATGGTATTCCGGTTTTCGTAAATCAAATGGTATATGTTCCAGCGGCCACAGGTATGCAGATCTGGATAATCTCGTCTAGTGGTTCAGCTAACGCCAGGGTCTGGGAGGTCGGGTAATGTTTAATACGTTCTTCTCGCCTACAGCTCAATCCATACCGTTCTCATCGTCGCAGAATGGTCTAGATGCCTTTAATATTCAAGACGCAATTAATAAGTTAGCGTTCTTAACTCAGATTTCCAACCTGATGAACCAGGATGGCAGCATAACCTTTAGGATAGGCGCCGCACCGACATCGGTCATACTTCCTAGCCCTGTCGGCAAATGGAAAATAGCAGTTACTGACGATGGACTCATGACGTCCGAGCTACTGAGCGTCAATGATCCCAGCATCTTAACTTACTGGAACTTTAAGGCCGATGACGGAACTATAGCCTCTATAGAGATAGATTCTCAAGGCGAGATAATCATGGTAGATCCGCCGTCTACCACTGGTGCAAGCATCAGTCATATTTTTTTAACCAGTCCATCTGGGTATATGTTCAGCCTGAACGTTGATGGCAGGACGGGTGAGTTCTATACTGATTCGGCGTCTACGCCCCTTCCGTCATTCAGGGTTGTAGATCAGACAGACCAAGTTTTGTTCAGCATGGTGCAGCAAAACTCGCTCGCGTTAAATTACCTACCGGTATACGATATCTCCAATCTACCCACCAATCCCGTGGGTATAAGCAACACCATGCCTTGGATCTTTGTTAGAGATCTCAGCGGCATGCAGAGACCTGTATTTTTCGATGGACAGGGTTGGAGATATTTTAGTAATGATCAGTTGGTTATCTCGTCTGGTGGCGTGTAATGGCTAAAAGAGTTCACATAGCTAGACAAGAAGAGACCGTGATAGAACAAGGTCTACAGATTCGCTCTGACGATCCAGCTAAGCCCGCTGATAATCAGCTGTGGTTAAACGTTTCGACCAATACCATAAACATCGCACAATCTGGCGGCATAATCCGGCTTAATGATTCTACCGCCACCGAAACTATTAAGATAACTGGCCTAAATTTGATGACCAAGACCATAACGGTCTCGAAAGAGATCCAACATCCCTCAAAAACTAAGATTTTTCCGCAGGGTGGTCCAGCTCAAATATATTCAGCCGATTTCACCGTGATCTCACCCAACATTATTTCCTGGGGTAACATGGGCTTAGATGGTCTTCTTGAGATCGATGATCAAGTTGTGATAGAATACTTCTAGTACACTAACAACTAGGGGATTTAAGCATGTCTCAGATTAAAAAGAAGTTTATCGAGAATAATGCGATAGACGGAACAAAGTTCCAACTTCTAAATGGTCAGACTCTGCGCGCCGTAGACAATTCGGGCTCAGATCGTGACCTTTTTTATTTTAGTAATGCGAATGAATGGTATCTTAGTGTCAATCCGAAGATTTCGGTAGATCCACAAGCCGCTAATGATCTTACTCGTAAATCTTACGTGGATGGTTTAGCGTCTGCTGAAGCTTCTGCTAGAGCAGCCGCGGACGCAGCAGAGCAAAGCCGCGCAGAAGTTGCTGAAGGCAAACTTACCACTGACCTTGCAAGCGAAGTGTCCAGAGCCCAAGGCGCTGAAGCTTCTATTGCTAGCGATTTAGCCGCCGAAATTCTGAGAGCTGAAACTGCTGAAGCTGGCATAGCTAGCGACTTGGCAGTTGAGACTTCAAGAGCACAAGCTGCAGAATCAGCGCTTAGTGGCCGTTTAGACGTAATCGAAGGCTCCGGCGAAGGTAGCATTGCTAAGGCTAAATCTGACGCTCAAGCTTACGCCGACCAGAAGATTTCTGACTTAATAGCAAGCGCTCCTGCGGTACTTGATACTTTGAAAGAACTCGCTGACGCCCTTGGTGACGATCCTAATTTTGCCACCACTGTAGCTAACCAAATTGGCTCTGAAGCTGCTGCTCGTCAAATAGCTGACGCAGCTGAAACCCAAGCTCGCGAAGCAGCCGATTTGCAATTAACTAGCGATTTGGCTAAAGAAGCTACTGACAGAGCTTTGGCAGATAGTACTGAAGCTACTGCTCGCCAAGCAGCTGATCAGGCTCTACAAATAGCTATTGATTCTGAAGCAACCGCTCGTCAAATAGCAGTGTCGGCAGAACAATCGGCTCGTGAAGCAGCCGACCAGGCTCTACAAATAGCTATTGATTCTGAAGCAACCGCTCGTCAAGCAGCTGTTGCGGCTGAGGCATCAGCTAGAGACGCTGCAATCGCAGCTGAAGCTAGCGCTCGTCAAACTGCTATCGACGCAGAAACATCTTCTCGTCAAGCTGCTGTTTTCTCTGAAACTTCCGCTCGTCAAGCTGCTGTCGATGCTGAAACCAGTCGTGCTCAAGCTGCCGAAGCAAGCCTCGCTTCCAGCGTAAGCAGTGAAGCAAGTGCTCGCATAGCAGCTGTTGCCGCTGAGGCATCAGCTAGAGACGCCGCTATTGCCGCTGAGGCATCCCGCGCTCAAGCTGCCGAAGCTGGTTTGTCTTCTGATTTGGCTAGCGAAGCATCTGCTCGTCAGTCAGCTGATGATCAAATCTCTTCGAGTTTGATGGCTGAAACCAGTCGTGCTCAAGCTGCTGAAGCTAGTCTTGCTTCCGGCTTAGCTCAGGAAGCTTCTGACCGCCAAGCTGCAATCGCAGCTGAGGCTGTTTCGCGTCAAACTGACGTTACCACTCTCACTGGTTTGATTTCTTCTGAAGCATTGCGTGCTCAGGCCGCTGAAAATTCTTTGAGCGGCAGCGTTGCCGCAGAGACTTCTCGCGCCCAAGCTGCTGAAACTTCTTTGGCTGGTGCTGTTAATGCGGAAGCACTACGGGCACAAGCTGCTGAAGCTCAGGCATTAAATGATGCCAAGTCCTATACCGATACCAAGGTTGCCGCAGTAGTTGATTCGGCTCCTGCTGTACTCGATACCCTTAATAAATTGGCTCAGTCTCTTGCCAATGATCCCAATCTTGCCACTACTATAGCTGGTGAAATTGGCTCTGAAGCTTCTCGTGCTCAAGCTGCAGAATCGGCTGAACAAAGCCGAGCTATGGCTGCTGAAGCAGCACTACGTTCAGATATTGATGTCGAGTCGCAACAGCGTCAAGCTGCAGATATTGACTTGGCAAATCAAGTGACGGGTGAGATAGGTCGCGCTCAAACTGTTGAGGCCAGCCTACAAGCCGCTATTGGTTCTGAATCCAGTCGCGCAATGGCCGCTGAAGCAACACTACAGTCAAATATTTATAACGAAATCACTCGTGCTCAAGACTTTGAAGCTAGCCTTCAGTCGAGTATCGAGGCGGAAGCTTTGGCTCGCGAAGCTGCCGATTCTGCGGAGCAAAGCCGTGCTCAAGCTACTGAAGCAAGCCTACAAAGCAATATTGACGCAGAAATTTCCGCTCGTCAAGCAGCTGTCGCTGCTATTAACTTAGCAATTCAAAACGTAAGCCCGAACCTTGACGGTTTGGCTGATGTAATGATTGCAAACAAGGCTGATAAAGACCTTGTTCAATGGAGTGCTGCAGCTGGTAAATGGGAAAATGTTGCTCCTATCAGCGTTGGTTCTTTAAGCTATGCTAGTTTAGAGCAAGAGCTAACCGCTCCTCAGTATGGAAGCCAGTTTGGCTATGTTGCTATTAGTGCCGATGGTACAACCATGGCCGTTGGCGCTTACCAAGAAAATGGTAACCTTTACTCGGATGGCGCTGTTCATGTTTACACTAAGTCAAATGGAACTTGGACAGAACAAGCCAAACTTCTTGCCTCAGATGCTAATTATTACATGTACTTTGGTCGCGAAGTAAGCCTAAGCGACGATGGTAATACGCTTGCCGTTGGAGCCTATAACCAAAATAAAGATAACACTACTAGCGGCACGGCATATGTGTTTACCAGAAGTGGGTCTACCTGGACGCAAGCTCAAGAACTTGTACCAAGTAATGCAGCTTGGTATCAGCAGTTTGGTTACTCGATCAGAATAAGCGGTGATGCTAGTACAGTTGTAGTTGGTGCGGTTAATGAGAACAATGGCACTGGAAGTATCTTTGTCTATAAAAAGACTGGCACTTCTTATGCTGAAGAAGCTCACCTTGTTCCAGGTGACGCTCAATACTACGAACTACTTGGCTATGAAGTGGCCATCAGCCATGATGGTAATACTGTAGTCGCAGGTGCGCCTTATCAAAACCCAAATGGTGCTGGGGGCCAAGGTTCTGCTTACGTTTACACCAGAAGCGGATCTACTTGGACGCAAGCTCAAAAATTAGAGCCTAGCGTCTCAGGTTACTATGACTATTTTGGTAGCTCATTAGCCATTAGCGGCGATGCAAGCACTGTCATCGTCGGTGCATACAATCATTCTAGTCAGAACAGTTACAACAACGGTGCTGCCTTTGTGTTTACTGGTACGCCCGGAAGTTATACGCAGCAACAAGAGGTTATAGCTGGTGATAAACAGTCATACTCCCAGTTTGGCTGGTCTGTTGCCCTTAGTCCAGATGGTACAATCGCTGCGGTCGGAGCTAGAAGCCAGTCAACCACTCCCAATAGCAATGATGGTGCAGTTTACGTTTACACCGTAAGTTCTGGAACTTTGAGCCAAAGATCTAAAATTGTTGCTTCTGATGCACAAAGCTACGCTGGTCTGGGCATGTCAGTTTCGCTTGGCTCAGATCATCTTGTGGCTGGTGCCCCAGGAAATCAAGGCAAGGCTTATGTCTACTCTTTAGCAATCATTGGATCGCCAACTGGAGTTTTGCGTACCAATGATCTTGGTCAGTTAGACACATCTTTCTTGCAGTATAACCTGAACCTCGGCGGTAACATTCTATCCGGAGTTCTTCCTCCTTCCGCAAGCACCGATGCATCTAACAAATATTACGTTGATGCTCAAATTAACAGCGTAAACAACAACGTAAACAACGTAAGCAGCAACCTAAATACCCTAAATAATACTGTTAGCCAACAAGGCACAAGGCTTAGCCATTTAACACTGGCTTCTGGACTTCAAGATGTTTCGGCTTCTGGTGCTGGCGCCGGTGACTTAATTCGTTATGACGGAACTACATGGAAGCTAGAATCGCCTCTTTCTGAAAGAATTGCAGGACAAGGTTCTGGCAATATTTGGAACTATAAGTCGGTTTGGAAATTTGACGAACTTGAAGGTAATCTTATTGATTCTGCTGGTTCTAACTACCTAATTTCATCAGGAAACATTATTTACGGTCTACCAGGGGCAACCGCCACGGGAACCGCAATATCTTTTGATGGCACTGCGTTCGCCTCCTCGGTTCACACACTAGATGGGTGGAAAACCAGCCCAACCGACTTCTCAGTATCTGTCTGGATCAAAACAAGTGGTTCATATGGTGTTGTGTGGACAATGAGTGCCGATAACGGACAGTACGGTCCTGCGCTTAACATGAATGGCAGTGATGTTCTTCTTTACAATTGGCCAAATGGCAATCTTGCCTCTCAAATGGTTAATATTGGTGATAATAATTGGCACCATATTCTTGTAAGCTGGGGCATCGCCGGGACTAAATTGTATATTGATGGTGTGCTAAATTCGCAGACTTCGGACACCATTGCAAACTATCAAATGATCAATAGCGGTTTTAAAATCCGGATTGGGCAGGGGTTTAATGGGTCGATGGACAAGCTGGCGTTGTTTAACAACCAACTTGCCGATGCAGATGTTGCCTCCATATATTCTTCTCTTGATGCAGAATTTGTCCCAGGCGGCAACCTGCGTACCATCAAAACCACTAACGATGGCTATATTGACCAGTCATTCCTGCAGTATAACGTCAACTTTGGCGGTAACAAGCTATCTGGCGTAGCCACTCCTACTGCAGATACTGACACTGCTAACAAGAAGTATGTCGATGACACTGTGGCTGCAGCAACCTCTGGTGAGAACTCGGCTATTGCCGCTGAGGCATCCCGCGCTCAAGCTGCCGAAGGTGCAATCTCTAGCAGCTTGGCTGCAGAAGTTAGCCGTGCCCAAGCTGCAGAAGTTACTTTGACATCTGATTTAGCTGCGGAAGTTAGCCGCGCTGAAGCTGCTGAATCCGTACTTCAGTCTAATATTAATGCGGAAAATTCAGCAAGAACTGCTGCCGATACTGCAATTGAATCTGCGCTAGGTGCAGAAGCAGTTAGTCGCGCAAGTTCGGATTCTGCACTAAAAGCTGAAATTGATTCTTATCGTCCTCAAACAGCTTCTATTACCTTGACTTCTATTGATGTTACTAATGGATTTGTGGAATTTACTCCTGTAAATACGTTTATTTCAGGCTCTTTGATGTGTTTTGTAGGTCGTCTATTCCTTTGCGAAGGTGAAGATTATACGACAAGTTTCCAAGATGGAAAAATTAGTTTAACTTTCACGGGTTCTTTTGCAGTTGGTCAATCTGAAGGTGCACAAGAAGGTGATCGAGTGTTGTGCCGATACTTAAGCATAATTCCTTCTACCATTAACCCAGTATCAGGAGGCGTTGAAGTAATATCGGTTATTAATGGCGGCACAGTCTAAGTAACTATTACTGTTTGACACACTAGTTTGCTCTTTAAAATTTATTTCTAGAAGGTTTCATAAATATGAAAATACTACTAAAACATGGTGTTAGTGAACATTGGGTCAGCCAAAATCCGGTTCTTGAGGCCGGTGAAGTTGGCATTGAAACAGATACTTCAAAATTTAAAATTGGAGATGGCACTAAGCCTTGGTTAGATTTAGGTTATAGCGGCCTAGCATCGGGCGACTTCACCCAATGCCGCCCTGTTTTGCTGGGAAGTACTGATCCTGCTCAGCAATTTGTTCCAGCAGAAACCCATAAAGCTTCGGTTGTCGATAGCAAGCGCCTTGTCTTGAACGGTGGAGCTAATCCGTCAACCGTTGGAGATCTTGACGCTAGTTTTGGCGGTATTGTTCTCAAGGGCTTCCGGGACCATTTCTGGCTATACGATTATGCCAATAACGCCTGGAATACTTCTGACAACATCAATCTTAGCTGCGAAACTGGTATTTTGATTGACAACAAGAAGGCGCTTGACGAACAAAAAGTCCGGGTTGGCAACAGAACTAAAGGTGGCAAGCTATATCTTGGTTCAGGCGAACACGATTCGTGGAGACTTGGGACTAACGCTCAAGGCGAGTTGGTTACTGAATATAGAAGATTGGATGGACAGTGGGTTGAAAAAGGCAAGATCACTTTGTCAGAAACCGACAAAGGTTCTTCTCTTCCAGAAGCTGAAAATCCGTACATTGAACATTCTGGCGAACCCGCAAAGAAACCAGCGCCGTTTGATTCTAGCACAAACGCAGGACGTATGTCTTGGCCATCGTACTCTACAGATCCTAATATCCCTAACGACTTGTTGAACGTCACGCTGGAATTGAACACCGATGATGCGTTTGCCCTTGGTCATATTATGACCAGAACAGCAAATTTCAACGGTGTCATCCCTGGTCCTTTGTTGACCGCAAAGCCGGGTGACAGAATTGCAGTAGAGTTTAAAAATGAAGTAGAAGATCTCAGCGAGATTGAGCCATGGTCGGATGGTGGTATGCAGCGCATGGAAGCCTTACATGCTCACATTGACGATAGGGCTTACACTACTGAGTCAAATCAAAATACCGATCAAGCTGTAATCGATGCAAACACGATTTGGATGAGTCATGTAATGCAGCGTAACCAAACAAATTTGCATACACATGGCTTCCATGTCAGAGCAGACATGTTCGGCGATAACGTGATGCGTTCGGTCAAGTCAGGTTCAAAGCTTCGGTATCTCTACGAAATTCCTGATAGCCATTTTGGTGGCCTACAATGGTATCACCCCCATGGTCATGGCGGCTCAATGAACGTCGTTGGCCGTGGTGCTGCTGGACTGATTATGATTGAAGGTCCATATCAAAACCGTCTAAAAGCAGCCGGCGTAGAGCGTGAGTTTGTTGCTTTGCAAAGGATTCAGTGGGCCGATAATTTAAATGGCCACAACGAACTCACTTGGGTTGATTATGTTTCTAATTTGCCTCTTGATATGTATGACCCACATGCTACCCCATCTGCTGATGGACAAAAAGTCTCTTCTGTTCAGCCAAAAGATTTAAGTCCATATTATCGGGACAACCTAGATCCTAAGTGCATTTGCTCGTGCGCTGCTCTTGAAGGGAATGTTCCCCATGTTCATACAAATAGTTCGATGGCTACACCTAGTTGTATCCCGGTTGATGTGCGGTGGGTGCCGGCAGTTAATGGTCAAAAACGTCCGGTTTATTCTGCAAAAACAGGTGAGCTAAAAATATTCTCCATGGTTAACATGACGGGCATCACCTTTTTCCGTATTGCTGTAAAAGATCACGATATCGTGATTGTAGGAAAAGACGGTATTCCACAACTGCCAACTGGAACAATTAATGCCGTTCCGCTTGATCCAGATTTTGTCATGAACCCAGCGGGTCAGCGATTGAATTATGTAATCATAATTCCAGGCCAGCGTTTTGAGTTTTTTGCAATTCCGAAGTCTGGAGTATCCGTGTCGAGCGGCGATGTATATCCAATCTATACACTGCCGGTTTCTGAAACCGAACTTTTTGATAAATTGGATGCCCCTGTTCAAATTGCTTCGTTAAAATACGATGGATCGTTAGATTCATCGGCATCAAATCACGTTGCAAAACTTCTTGATAGAACTTTGTTGCCACAGTTTGGACTAGACAGCCCAATATCAAAAGATGAAGATCATTCTGATTTGCAGTATTTGACCACAGAAACTCATGCGCAAGTCTTTGCTGGAAAACCTACTGAATGGACAATTACAGGTGCATCAGTGACCACTGATGGTAGCTCAGCTACAGTGGTGATGCCAGATGATTCTCCCCATCATTTGGAAATTGGTGTTAAATTACGGATTAATAGTGTTGAGTATGTCATATCCGAAATTTCGCCAACAGACGCGGCTACATTTGTAATCAGTAATCTTCCAGGTTCTACCACTACCCTGCCAGCTTCTGGAACTTACGATTTTACTTACGATCTGTGGAAAAATTCAACGGTAAGCAATGCTTCGACAGGCAATGCCCCTCTTGAAATCGTAGAAGTTCTAACAGACCATTATTATTACCATAATATAGAACTGCCTACTGATGCTTTGGAAGGATACATTTCAAGAAGAAGGCATTTCTCGTTTGCGATTCATGGACGCGGGATTGCAGGAATGGGAAGCATGTCAACGTATATGAACGGTTCGCCGTATTCTGACTTTACTCGTCCTGTTGCTTATTTGAATACCAGCGAAGAATACATCGTTGAAAACCTTTCGGACGTAATTCACGGGTTCCATGTGCATATCTTCTACTTCCAGATTATGGGCTATCGGGATGCGAAATTTGGAGCAAACAATGTCGTAAATCCTGCACCGGGAAGCAATACTGCATATAGTTCTTATGCAAATGAGATTGCAATTTCAGGTGTACAATTTGAGGATACTGCTACTACGCCAGTGGGAACCCTCGAAGAAGATCCAAATAATCAGGTTGTAAAAGATGAAGCTAACGCTGGATCAAGAGGCGAGATTCGTCTCCGGACAAAGTATGAAGATTATGTAGGTCTGTTCCTTATGCACTGCCATTTGTTAGATGATCAAGATATGGGTATGATGCAGCATTTTGAAGTTGTAAAACCAGGGTATACGCAAGCTCCATTTGGTTCACATAAACACTAATTGTTAATTTGGGATAATGGATCTTTTAGATCCATTATCCCAAATTATTCTTAGAGCACAAGATCTTGACCAATCAAGTTTATATGTTTGAACGACGTTAAATAATCATTTAAAACGATTAAATAATTAAGCTAATCTCATAGAGATATTAATGAATGACGTTATCACAAATTTTGTAATGACTAATAGTTTCATAATTGTTGATACTTGGAGATTGCTATGAAAAAGGACGATGAAATTGTAAGCATCACGGGGGGTGACCTTGAATTTGTAAAGGATATTGTCCAAGACACCAGTAAACGAATCAATAATTTAGAGACTTCAATGTACTCAATACAAAAAGATATAACTGAGAAGTCTATGGTAGATAAGCAACTAACTAATGAGATGACGAGAATTAGTCAAACACTCGAGAAGAATACTGAGTCACTGATCGAACATATGCGCAGAACTGAAATAAACGAGATGAATATCAATGAGTTAAAGAATATCAGTGAGAAGATAGACTCGAGATTACAGCCCGTAGAACGCCACATTCACGATCGCCAAGCCATTGTTGCTGGTCTCTTGAAGTTTGGTGGCATCCTTAGTGGACTTATGGCGCTGATATCATTCGCCTACAATCTTCTTAAGCGCTAGATCTGATATATTAATACTATAGTATTGCTGAGCATAACGTCATATTCAATAAAGGGAATTAAAATGATATTATCTAATAAATCAAAGAATGTATTGAAGATAGCTTTGGCCAGTGGCGCTGCTCAGACTGAGCTTCTGGCTGCACTTGGTTCTCACGCGATTGTCATGGCAGTCGTGGCAACCCACACCTCGACAACAACAGACTTTCCGCAACTAGCAGTTGGTGATATCGTTGTTCGTATTAAGCAAGGTACGACCGGCGGGGCTATATTCGACATTGTTACCGCAGCGGGAACGCTTCCCACTAACGTTCTATCAACTGGTGCAGCCGTCATAGGCGATCTATACGTTGCGTTAAGAGCAGAGTGATCTTCTGATAATAAGAAGAAAAAGCCTCTCTTTCGAGAGGCTTTTTTATTAAAAACACTTAGTCAAGAGCGCTACAGCAACAACAACTGCGATGCAAATACTTACTCCAACAGACATCCTAGCCGTACTGGATAGATCGACCTTATCATTATCGATTGGGTCGGTCGATGCGCTGGATGCATCCAGTTGCGCAGCGGTGTGATCCGCTGACGTAACGACTGCATCCGTCAGAGACGACACATCGGAAGTATCCGACACAAGAACTACAGCTGTGGCGGGAGTATCAGCTGCATACGCCAGCGAATAAGCCGATTTTAATTTTTTGCTCGGACGGTTTACTTTCTGTTTCTTAGCGCTCTTCTTATTAGAAGACTTACTAGTAGTAGTCACAATTTTTGCCAACTTCTTCTTCTTTGAAGTTTTAGAAGCTTTTGTTGTCTTTTTAAGCGATTTCTTTTTATTCTCTGCCATCTTCAATTTCCTTATAGATTGATTCTAATTCTTGCATAGCACCAACGATATGAGCTAATCTCACGTTTATCGTCTCTATCTCGTTTTCAAGATCGGATCTTCTGTTCACCAGATCCTCTGCTTCTTGAGCGAGCTTGCTCATTCGTTCTTTAAGTTTATCGAACATTGTTACCCTCAGTGCGTCTGTTATACCGCGGGATCTAAAGACCACTGTGGTCGTTCACGGTTGGTCCATCTCGGTGGACACTTATCGTTTTTCCATTTCTCTACCATCGTCAACCGATAGGCTAGGATAACGTCGCTCATCTCTTTTTTGAGACTGCAGTTAGGAAACTGCGTAATTCCACGGTTGGCCAGGCAACCGAGCTGATCCTTAAGAACCTGATAGCCTGCAAGAAAAGAACCGTGATCCTTGCCGTATCTGAATTTAAATTCCTCATTCATCGCCCTTAGGTGCGCTAGATGCCATTCAAAATTTTCTCTAGAGTCACCAGACCAAAGCGTACATGGATGCTTCGTCCACGCCACGCGGTAAACGGGAGTTCCGCCATGTCTATATATCGCCGATGACAACATCTGTACCGATTCGACCGGCATCTTGACTAGACGCTTGTCGTCTAGAGTGATAGCGCACTCGATTGGATCGGTTGATGTAAAGAAGATATTCACGGCGAAACTCCCAAAAACGCGTAAGCTTTAATATCAAAGGGTCTCGATATTAAGAATCGCAAACTCCACGGGAGATCCAACTTTGGGTTTGCGAAGTTTTTTAGGCCAGTTCTCCGCAATGAACGTGGCGTTTGTATTCGACGAGTAGCGATTAAGACGGAAGGTTATTGTGTACGTGTTACCGGTGCCTTTGCTTAAGGCACTTTTAGAGGTTAAGAGCAATGTAACGCTATCGTGACGTGCAGCGTTCACATCAAGACGGCTAGCGGTGACTGTTGGAAACCGATCGCGTGTCGAGGCTAGCGTGAATTTAACGCTGCGCTGAAAACCGGTGTGAGCTTTACTGTAGTACTTCTTGTTAAAGATCGTTCCGATATTCATATCTAACTCCTTCGTCTGGGGTTTTAAGCTTAAGTGCGGGAGTTGGTCGCGACACCAACCAGGTGAATATTTTTAGGCCTCCTCGGTCTTCCACCCTGCCGAGGTACCAGCGCGTGTCTCCAGGGGCCAGGCCCGAGCAACTTGCGTTTCTCCTTGGCTTCATTCCCCAGCTTCCCACGCCGTCCCGCGTTGTCATTTTAAAAATGAGGGCCTGACTTCCTCTCACCCTCGAATAAGCGCCCTAGTCTGGCTTCAGGATCTCTGCAAAGATTGAGGCGTACCAAACTCTGACATCGGCTTGCAGGTTGATGTCGCGTGCGTATCATTATTATACCCTTTTATGAAATAAATCAAAGCGCTTACAGCGTTTGCTACGAATTGTTCGTCGTTTAATAGTCGACACCTACCGCTCGGGTGAGGTACGGTGTGATATTTGGTTATATTTGCCATCCCCAATGCTCTAGATGCAGTTTTGCCCACTGCGACTATTCGATAGTTTGAATAAATAGAAACCTTTAATATCAAGCCTGGTAAGGCATCTTGGATCTCGCTTTGCTTCAGAGGTCTATTGTTAGGCGTCTTGAAGTCGCACACGTTCACGTAAGAGGTATCTATATCCAACCCCTTGGTCCAGCTATCTAGCGTCCTTCTGGATCTAGAGCTGGGATGGAATGGGGTGTCGTCTGGACTACTGAGTCCAGGATTTGATCCGACGAATAGAACCTTGATTCTATTTGCTGCCATACGTTAGATCTATCAACCCTTCGTTGGAAGATATGCCGACAGACAGATCTATCATGGAAAGAATCTGATCAAAGTCTTTGTATCTAGACTTTGATATTACGCGATTTATCCCGCATTGCCATAGCATCCTCATGCAGGATTTGCACGGTGTGAGCGTGCATACCACGAAGCATCCTTCCGTCGATATCCCGTGCCTAGCGCAGTTCGCGATCAAGTTGGTCTCGCTGTGCACGATGTAGTCGTACTTCTCGGGCCTAACATCGGGCAACGTGGCATCGTTAGCGCCTCGGACAAATCCATTGCAACCAGTAGCTATTACGGCGCCTGTATCAGGCTTTATCAGCACTGAGCCAACCTTTGTCTCAGCATCATGAGACCTAGAGGCGGCTACTTCAGCCATTGCCATATAGAATTGCAGCTGGGTTGGTCTCATATCTGGAGGACTTTCCAAATTGAATATGGTTTCTTAATGGTTACAAGCTTTCCCCATATGTGGGCGGTACTCATTGTTTTTAACTCCGAACCCTTACCTTCTATCAGAAGAAATCCTTGTGGTTCTTTGTATTTAAAGAATACTACACCGTCTAAATTTGGATTGGTGGTTAGTTCCAACGGGGTCGATGCGCTCCAGATTTTATCCCCCTGCTTCAGAGAGCAAAGAAACGTAACAGTCTCGTCGACGGTCAAGATTCTCTGAGAGATGGATTTGTTGTATTTCGCAGCTTTACGCCGAATCGCTATGCTTTTAGATAATTTTTCAAATGGATCGTAGCTGGCGTGGTCTAATATAAGACTATCCAGATAGTCTTGGTCCATCTCTATCGTATGGTTGTTGAACTTTGTAGGGTTGTTAAGGACTTCTTCTGAACCCAACTTGCTCTTACCTGCGATAATTCGACCTATAACAACCCCGAATGGACACTCCGTGACAACCCACTTCCTGACAATACCGTAACTGTCTGATATCAAATTTCCGTTGTGTCCTTTCTTGATGACAACATCGCCAGGCTTAAATGGACAATTTGACTTGTTTGGTATACCTAGGATCAAGCATCTTTCTATGAAGAAAGCCACGTCTCTTGGCAGAGAGTCAAAGGTTTTTGAGCTGATACCAGCAGATTTCAGCAGTTCGTACTTATTGGGCAGATTCACTCTACTCGACATCGTCCACATCCTCCTTAAGGATCTCTAGCTCGTAATTTGGTATTGTCTTTGGAGTTTCTTGGGATTTAAGTTTTTTTACCTTTATCTTCTCGGTAACCCTGCCTCGTACTGGACAGGTGTACGTCATGTCAGTCCAGTAAAAACCCTCGACGTTGTCTGATTTCTTCGGTTCTTCTTTATTTTTAGGCGATCTACCTCTTGCCATCACGCTCGTCCGTTCAATTCCTCTAGGTTTTTGTATTCGATCGAAATCGCATTTGATATCGACATTTGGTATTCTTTTACCAGGGGGTGCAAGCCAGGCACTTTGCAAAATCTTAACCAGTCTTTAAGAGAACCATACATCACGCCATTCCAATAGGCCGCCACCGGCGTGGTGATGGATGCCACGAACGAATTACAACCATCTTTTACATATGCTTTCTGATTTAACATCAACGAATCGATGGTGATCGCCATTGATTCTGCTATGTCTTTGTCGATGCTTACGTTCCCAGATTTAACTGAGTCTAACGCTGGAACGTAGGCATCCATTGGCATCAATGGCAAGGAAATTGCTCGTATTCCAGATGAAATCAGCGGTATAAGCAGAAAGTAGGGGCATTTGACGTTTAAGTATATTTGGGTCATCTCTATCAGCGTTGGGTTGAAGTTGCCGCGATAGATCTCAGATCTTATCTTATCGAGTTCTAGACCGCTAGGTGCAGCACATCTAAGTTGCACATAACCCTTGTCTAGCACTGGAATTCTTCCAATCTCGCTCACTGCAACAATCCCTTTGTCCGTAGGATTCGGAGTACGGCTAAAAAGCTAGCATAAAAGTTTTTGCTAGATACCCCAAATCTGGGGCCATCATACTTACTTATGATCTGACATATATCCGTTGAGCCCGTCATCTTCACGGCTCTTTCTATCCCGTAAAGCCCATGATTGTAGGCGGTAATGGCGAGCGGCCAAGAGTGCAATGTGTTGAAATTATTTTCTAATATAGAGAGACCAACCATAGTGTTATATACCGGTTCGTTTAACCGTTTAGCGTTGAATCCCATCAATTTAGCTGTTGCGGGCATAACTTGCCACATCCCCATGGCACCAACCTTAGATTTCGCTAAGGGATTGTAACTAGATTCCACGTGGGGTAGGGCAACTATCTCCAAGGGGAGATGGCGCTTCTTTAACTCTTTTAGAACTATTTTTCGATATCTTACGTAGCCATCTAAACCCTCTAGAAATTTAGAAGAGATTCCGGTCTGTATGCGAGCATCTTCACTATCGTGATTTTTCTTGATCCGCTTGATGGCTGTGCGCCGCTTGGCGGGATCTTCAGGCAATCCGCGAACTATCTCAATTATATTCATGGAATCTGGTTCGAATACCAATGCTGTATCTGCGTCATACTTCGTATAAATAGCCTCCCAGAAGTCGATATTGCGCTGTAAGCAAGAAGGTTCTTCAAAAGAAGCCTTCGCGTTAGTTGCCACAATCAGCATCAGCATTGTCGCGTATATTTTCATAATAGACTTTCCATGCTTTTTGTCTCAGACTCCACCGAGGACGGGTGTAGTTTTTCGACCACAGATCTGATCACAGATCTAATAATGTAGATGACACATATTGCCAGCGCCGTAGATAGCAGCATGATAAACAGTGCGGTGAAGATCACGCTATCAGGTAGTTTTTTTATAGACATATTGCTACTCAATAGTTTTGTCGATATCAAATGCGGGCATTTTATCTTGAACTATTCCGGCTTCTGTAGTGTATTTCTTATCGCTATCCGAGCCGATTATTCTAAATAAAAGAATGTCCGCGTATTTTTCCTGAATGTAATCGATGGTTTTGGCATCTAACCATTTCGATCTCTTAGAGTGATCTTTTTCTATAGAATAGACTTTCGCATTGTTCTGATCAGACGCCCACATCCTCCCAACCTCGCCGACCATCTCGTCAAAATCGTATGGGCCATGCATGGTCGATGTCAACATCCTGCCGTCATCGCGAGGACCGGTTGACACTGCTACGATGAAAACACGGTCGTACAATTTGCTAAGATCCATCTCTTCTATATGAGGTACGAAACCATCCGACGTACTCATTCTGCTCCTTTACGAATCAAACCAGATCACTATTCTAAACCTAGTGTTCTTTTTTGAAGATAACAGTATGTTGTCTACCTTCTCGGATTCTTTATAGGATCGGATATATCGAAGCACCGCATCGCTTGTACCGTAGCGCGAGAAAGCGTCCTGCTCTGGTATCTCGTCAGTTAGATCGATAAGTTGTTCTGCATACAGAACACTATACTCTCGCTTGTACCGATTTAGAGCGGCTTGAAGCTCTCTTGGAGTAAGATATGTCGCCGTGTGGTACCATGGGTTTCGCTGGTAGACGCGAGTTAGTTCTTCTGAGGCGTCTTTTGGGAACCCTCTAGGCGGTTTGATTGGTTTAGCATTAGATCTGACTCCGGCAACTATACCAAATAGATGGTAGTTTCTGCCGGCAAGAGATGCTATCTCTAGCGGATCACCCATGTCCCTGTCTCTGAGGTGACCTGGATCTACCGCCCACCCTTTTGAGGTCTTTCTTTCAAGAAAGCAATGGATATCTGTGCCCATGTCTTACCTAACCGTGACGAGTTGATCTAAACTGTCTATCTTTTCGATCAGTTTTATACCTTCTTCCTGCGTGATGCTGTGCATTCCAAGAAGAAAGAACTCGTCGCGTATCTTGAATAGGTGGGACAAGACCTCACCGGTTGAACCGTACTTAGGTTGAACAAAAGACGTCTTACAGTACTGGTCGCCGAACTTCATCACCACCTGGACGACCTCACCGAATCTTAGTAACACTAAGCTATCTGCGCCGACGTGGTCTGCCATCCATCGGCACAGAGAAGATGTTCTACCATTTTCTACGGAACTGTACATCTCAGATGTTCACTATGATCCATGGCTTGCCGTCAAACTCGAACTTCAGATAGTTATGAACTGCAGGGTTAGCCCGATCGTTTGCGCCACCTTCATTTTCTAGGTTAAAAGCTCCACCCGGAACGCTGAGCACATCTACTAGAGTCAACCAGTTATTCTTAGTTTCAGCCACTAGATCTTGTGCCTCCCACAGCGTCTCGTTGCGGTGATGTACCTCCAACCACCTTGGACTAGGACTACCCATCATGGCGGCATTTTCTAGGTTTGCACGGTAATCTACGCGTCGTAATTCTTGGGCAATCATTGCCGCCTCTTCGGCCGTTACTCCACCCTGGATTTGAGCACGTGCTGGATGAAATAGCAACAATGAATGTTTCATGGCATACCGCTTATCGCAGTGCGGCAATAGTTGAAATGCCATGCTGGCTGCTAGAATGCCTACCGAGCATGTGATCTTAACGCCGCGTGCCCGCGCGATATCCATGGCCTGGATGATCTGAAGACCGACTGCTACCATGCCACCAGGTGAGTTGATGAACAGGTTGATGTCATCGCTTGATGCCGCCGACAAACGCTCGATCTTGTTCGCGGTTGTAAAAGACGCTCCGTTGATCACGCCGGTAACGTAGATAGTGTGGTCGCCCTTAGGGATTTCGTAGTGCGTCTTACTTGCCAGAACTACGCTCCCTAGCGGCGCGGCGTTGACTGTGGTACTAAAAGCGACTAAGGTCACTAGCAAACTACTGATGATCTTTCTCATTTTTTCTCCAGTTGGTTGATCTTCGATATGCGAACTATTGGTTTATACCACGGTATTGGTCTATACCAAGCATCTTCTTCATCTGGGGGATGTCTCGCTCGTAGATGTGGATCGAGTGAACGGTGTGGGTATATGTACCCTTTTTAAGGTCTGGATATATGGGTTTCAGCTCCTCCAGCATCTTGTCCATCAAGGAAACGAACCAAGAAAGATCATAGACCAACCCCTTAGAAATATCGTTTGCCCTCATAACTATCGATAAGTTAAGACGATCATCCCTGATCAGCCAGTTGCCGTGAAGGGTGCAGACCTGGTCCTTGTTGCCTACCCAGCGGTGTTCGGGTAGGGCGAAAGCCATTACCGCCTGACGGGTATCCTTATCGGCGACGAGGGACTGCTTAGCCCATTCCCATGGGGTGCGGAACCTATCGTGGTCTGCATGGGGATTGACCCAGCGCTCAAAAAGCGGATTGCCTTGGCTGGGTTTATGCCAGATCAGGTTACCGTAGGCCGAGTTGATGGTGCCGTCTGGGTTGGCGATCTTCTCCCAGAACTTAGAGGCCTTGGCGAAGTCTTCGACCTGGTTTGAGCAGGAATTGTAGAGTGCCATCTCCTTGGCGGTGTAGTCAGCTATGATACGGTTGCGCTCTGGGTCCTTGGTGACGATCGGTTCGGCAACCGGATGCAGTACCTTGAACTGGTAGTCTACCTTCTCTAAGATCTTCTGGCCACGTGGAGCGCAGATGTGGTCCGGGTCGTTCAAAACGTCCTCGACCGTTCCTAGGTACGCGTCGTGTATGTTTAGGTACGTGAACATCTCATCTACTCCGTGTCAATGTGGCCTTTATGGCCTGCGTGTCGTTTAGCTCGTAGAAGATCCGGTACCAAAGGCCGAGGTCAACGTTCACTGGCAGGTAGTGCATCCACACGCCTGCGAAGCTGAGCTGCTGTAAACCGGTTTCGTGAATCTTGACGTACTGCTTCAGGTAGAAGTGCTTCAGCGCGCCGGCAGTATTAACCATCTCTAGCTTCTTGTCTAGGAGAACGGTTGATCCGCCATCTAGCAGAATCTCGACTACCAGGTGGTCGCCGTTCCTGATGTAGTGGGCGCCGTCCCAGCCGGTCTTATCGTCTTCCATAAGCATCCAAGACGTGCCTTCTGAACCTGTCTCAAAATGAACACACAGCGCGCCTGTTATGGTTGTGCTCATAAACATATACTCCCTTTGGGATCTTGTACCTAGGGGGTTTGTCGACCCTTGCCGAGCTTCCTGATCTGGAAGCGTAGCACTAGGTTGCTTATCGTCAGTATCGTCAGCATACTTAGGTACAACCACATCGGTACGGTAGCAGATAGTCCAGTGCTCATAGTCTCAACAATGTTCATGCTTCTTCCTTTACATCGCCTAATGCTTTCTCGATCTGAGTCATCCAAAAACCATAACCCGATCGTTTTCTAGTTACACGCTTTAAAAATTGTCCGCCACGATTATGTAGATGCGTGAAGATGAACGTCGATTCTTTAACCGACAAACCCTCTGCCGTCCTATAATCTGGATTGTATTTCTGAAGACCAGCTACGATCTCCATCAGGAGATATTGGCGAATATCAGCTATGGTGAAACCAGTGTTGCCTAGCGATACGTTTTGCTTGGATCTTGCTGTAGAAGCCTCGCTCCAATTCTTGATTACGTTCTTGCGTATGTAAGATTCCACCATTGGGTAGTACTTCTTGATGTCTTCATTAGTTACTATACGGATATTCTTCGTCACGCTCATCGTCGCATCTCCTTCGAGGTACTGTTAGGATACGAGATCCTCGGATCGGAATCTACACGCCTACGATATCAAGTAGTTGCTCTGAGAGATAGAGGTCAAGTAACTGTAGATCTGTGATGCTCGTATTTTCTGCCCAATTGATAGCATAAACAGCATCAGCACGAGCAGCATAATAAGCAGCATGAGCATAAGCATCAGCAGCAGCATAATAAGCAGCATCAGCAGCAGCATAAGCAGCAGCATCAGCAGCAGCATTAGTAGCAGCATTAGCAGCATCAGCAGCATAAGCAGCAGCATAAGCATAAGC